AGTTCACGGATGGCGCCAGTAAGTTTCAGGATGCCACTACCCTTGAGGAAGCATTCGTCGGGCCGCTCTTTAGCCATCCGCTCAATGTCGTTCGCGTCGATCACTTGCCGCCTCCCTGAGATTGATTGGATGGGGCGGCAGACAGATAAGCATCCCAAACTGATTCACGCTCCGGATCTACGTTCGCAACAGCCTCGACCATTTCCCGCGTCGGCTTAATCGGCACCAGCACAAACCCTTCCGGTACGGCATGCTCGCTTACTGGCACTGCGGCTGGCTGAGAGAGAAGGGCGCGGAGTTCTTGGCAAAGTGCTTCAGCATTCGAGCCGTCAGGGCGACGCCCCGAATGGAAGTCAATCGCGTCAAGAATCTGATCATCACTCACCGCTGGCGCTTGCTGTGCTGGTTGCGTTGCTTTGGCGCGGGAGAGGGCGGCGTTAAATGCAAGTCGCATCTGATCCAACTCAAGATTTGAAAGGCCCATGCATCCGTTTTTAGCTTCCTCTTGTGTCAGCCATGCATCAAAGTCACACGGCAGCTCATCCACTGCGCCAGATACCGCAAGCCGCTGATCGCGCAAGCAGCCCGCAGCGCTTTCACCAGGGTAGGCGCAAGGCATGTCGGCATCGTTGCCATTGCAAGCGCGGCATTTCGGCTCTTGCGCCTGCGATGGTCGCTTGAGAGAGTCCAATTCATCCATCGCCCAACTGAGGGAAATTTTTCCAAGGACGGCGATGCTTCGGAGCTTCGGCTTGATCGTCTCAATCGCCCCGTTCCATACCTGATCGGACGAGGGAGGGGCGGCGTAGAGAGGAGCGCCATCCGGCAGCTTGTAATACAAGTCATTTGGCTTTATGCCGTCAAAATCATCGTTTGCAATAACATGTGCTACCGGCTCTCCCTGTGCTTGCAGAAGGGCGGCGAAGCGAAACAGAGAACCGCTTTCACTTCCCCAGATGTCGCCGTCAGTGTCAACGTCGAATCCGGCTTCCTTCGCCAGTTCCAGCAGCTTGTTGCGGTCAGTGGTCATTGCGGGCTCCATCAAATCAGCTTTGCTTGTTTAGGCTCGTGCTTGCAGCCAAATTCCTGCTTGCGCGATTCGGAAGCGGTCATGTGCACGGCAGTACAGCCTTCGGCGATTGCTTCGCTCATCTCGTTTCGAAAATCCTGATCAATGTATGCAGTCACACACAGCATGCATACGCAGCCGCACGGCTTCTTTACAACAACAACGTCAGCGTCATCCATTCTTCTCTCCCCGCGCAATCACGCGCTCAGTAAATCGCTCTTTGGCCTGCATCACGCCGCCTGCATATCCAGTTTCGCTACCTTGCGGCTTGGCAGATCGGCCATCTTCATCGGCTTGGCTGGCATCATGTACACGCGCCCGAAGCCGTCATCCATCTTGCGGATTAATCGCACAACCATATCCGCGCGGCCTTTCTTCTCAAGCCATTTCTTCATTGCGCCTGCAACTTTTTGCACGTTCTCCAGCTCCGTCTTAATGCACTGGCCGGGGCGCATGTCGGAAAACGTCGCGTCGTATTTGCTAGACATAAGGTGCTTCGCGGGAAACGGTGTGCTGTCGATTTCAAACATGCTTTCTCCTTTAGGTGGCCCCGTCGCAGCTCGCCAGAAGGCGGACATTTACCGCGAGGGGCCGAAGTCGTTAGCGGATTTCGAGCCGCGTTCCTTGCGCCAGCATCGCCCCTGGTACTTCGCGGCCCGCCTTGATCGCTTCCGCAATCGCCTTCTTGTCGATGGCTGGCGGCGGCGGTTCCGGTTGGCGCATGAATTCGGCGGGGACAAGCGCCGGCTCGAACACATCCACGCTCGGTGGATTGCTCTTGATCGTCAACGCGAAATGTGGGCAATCGATCTTTTTCACGCCAGCCACTTCCATGCACGTCTTCAAATATTCCTTGACGTGCATGGCGCGGTTTTCGATGCTCTTGCGGCGGTCGGCCATCTGCTTTTCTGCATCCTTGATCGCGGTGGCTGCCGCTTCCAGATTGCGCACGGCATAGGCGACGTTCTGCGCTTTCACTTCGAGCGGATAGGATTCCGCTTCGATGGTGTCGGCAATGGCTTGTGCGTCGTCTTGCGTATCCATGAGCCGCTCTACCATCTGGCGATGTTCAGCGGCGATTACGTAGAGTGATAAAGAGGTCATGATTGGCTCCGATTAGATTGCCCAAGCCTTGCCGAACGCAGCGGGAAGGAACGGAATATCGTCATCCATGTCGCTGGAAGGCCCGCCACTTGATTGCGGCGCCACACGCGGCGATCCTGCGCCTTTGTTCTTCAGCGGACGATCCGAAAGGTGCGCAACCATGCTCGCCAAGAGTTCGGGCTTTGTTTTCCCGCCAAGGATTTCACTGGCCGTCAATTCAGTTGATGCCTCAAACGCGCCGTTAATTTCCAACTTCCAGCCATACTCGCCAGTAGGAACGCGGTCTTTCTGCTTTTCGTATTCGCACGATTGCAGCAACAGGCCGATGGGCTTATTCATCAGATCAAGCAGCAACGGGGCGTCGTATTGCACATCCTGCTTTGCATCGAAGTCATACTTCGTTGCTTTTCCAATCACCGGATCGGAAACAGTGCGAAGCTTCATACAGGCCATGATTGCCATCAGCTTTTGGAAGTCGTACAGCTTTTCACCGTTGGACTTCACCGTGTAGATGGTGATATTCGCCGTTTGCTTTTCGTCGGACTCAAACGTAAAGGCAATACCTTGTGTTCCGGTTGTTGCCGTCAATGCTTCGGCTTTGATGAATCGACCCTTGTATTTGCCGGTTTCCTTGATGAATTTTCCGGATTGATCTGCTTGTTTCGCCGCTTGTGTGTCGAGTGTGTACATGGTTGTTTTCCTTATGCTGATTGAGTAATGCCGTAGTAGTCGCAGATCGCGTTATCGACCGCTTGCAAGTCGTTTTCGATGTGGTCAGAATCGAACAAGCCGATAGGAGATTTCACGGTATCGGAGCCGTTGTTTTGAGTTGAGAAAACGTACTTATCGTTGACCTTCATCGTCCGCAGAACGATCGTCACAAGCCCCTCAAGAACGATCTTTTCATCGAGTAGCTTGCCGATGGTCTTGATCTTGGTCTTGCCGAAATCGTCGGTGCTGGTGTGGCTCAGGATATAGACGCGCTTGTGATCCGGAAGGGATGCGGCTTTCATCAGCACATCCCAAGCATGGCGCGCAATCTCGTTGTATTTGGCAAAGGCAGAGTTGCCGGTTTCGTTGTCGGTAACGCGGCGCATGAACTCATTCGCCAGCACGTATTGGAAGTCGTCGACAACGATGATCGGCTTTTCGGTACGCTCCATTGCCACGGCAATCTTCGCGCTTTCATCGGTCACGAACACCGAACCACCTCCACCCTTTACAGCAGGCTTCCAGTCTTTGGAGCGGAATGGCAACGGCTTTTTCACTGCCTGGATCAGCAGCGTTTCCTCTGGATTGAGGTTGCGCATACTGGTTGATTTCCCTGTGCCCGATTCCCCGATAATTAGCGTCGCTATGCTCATGATTTTTCCTTTTTCTTTCCTGTAAATTTCGCTCGAATTGTTCTTTGCGCTCTCTTTGCTCTTGCTGCTCAACGAACTCCATAAAGTCACGCTTTGCCCCGCTCATAGCCGCCACCTGCGCACAATCAACCGCACAACACGCAGCAGTCTTCCGGCGCGGGATGTTGGGATGCGGGTCATTTTCCAACCTGCTCAGATCGCGCCAGCGCTGCACGCTTCTGGTAATGCGCCACGTTCATTTGCGCTTCACGCACGCGCTGCATTTCTACATCCGCGCAGATCAGGTAATGGCGCTCGGCGCGGCGAAGCCACCAGTTGCGCAATGCGCGCGCAGGGCGTTGCAGTGAGAGGGCACCGAGTTCCGCAAGGCTGATTGCGTTGGCTTGTTTCATAAAGCCCCCGCAATCAAAATGCATGCAGCAATCAATGCAAGGCACAGACGCTGGTGCCTGGCGAAGTAGTCGGTGGTGGAAAATAGGGTCATGGAAAAATCACCTTCGAAATTGGATCAGCACCAGTGAACAGAATCACGCCAGCAGTGAACAGGGCGCACCAGAAGAAGAGTTCGCAGCGGGTCATGCGATACCTGCCTTTTCAAGCGCGGCACGGGCAGCATCGAACTCGTCCGTCTTCCGATCGGCAACCCGCAGAACGCCTTGCAGCGCCTCCGCGAGATCAGCCGCAGCGGCCCACAGCTTCGCATTTGCGCGAGCCTCATCGTTCGACGTAAGCCTGTTGAGCAGCTCGCCTTTTTCGTCGTATTGCGGCTCTTCGTTAAAGCCATATGCTGAGCCGATGCAGCGGTATTTTGGATCTACCACGCATAGCGTCGATCCATCATCAGCGACAAACAAATTCTTCGTATGCATGCTCACTCTCCTGAGTTAATGGGTGTTGACAAACCGGGCTACCTTCGCTTCTCGTGATTGAGCGCGGTCTCTGTCGCACAAAAGCGAAACGCTTTGCTTCGTACTGCCGTCACTTCTTCCGGTTCGGGTACTAGCCGAACAGATCCAGTCATGCGGCTTGCCAACACAGAAGCGAGCGGGACACCAACCCCGCATGGCACTGTCGGACGTGCCCCACCAGTCACCCGCACGAGCCTGGAAGCGGATGAACTCGTTTCTTCCCCGGTTTACGTCGCCGGCATATTTCCAGTTTTTGCGTGTACTGCGTAACCACCTTCCACGCCGCCGCTTCTGTGTTGCCCCTGCTCTTACCCGGCAAGGGGCTTAGGTGTTGGTGACCGGATTCCCCACCCGGCTACCGCTCATTCATCCGCCGTACAACGCAGTCGGCAGGAGCATCAACCAGTGCGCTGCGACGCACTCACCAACAAGTCATGGGGCCGATCGCTCGCCGGCTTGCGTTGCCCGAGGAATTTCAACTACGCCACTGTTCCCCGTACTCCAGATCACGCGCTTAAGGCTGCGCTACCCTTTTAAGGCTGCCTCGTGGTTGCTCCGCCACGCCGCCCATGACTTGTTAGCCCTCGTCTCTCCGAGGTGTCACGCAAAGCATTTCTGCACTATTGCTTGCCGTCCTCCGCTTGCACCGGGCCCGGTTGCAGATTCCCGACTCATGCTGGTCTGATTGCGTGTTGACCGCTGCTCATCACTACTGCAATTCATTGGTTCGTTTCGTGAACCACTCGGCCCGACAAGCAGGCACCAGGGAGACTCTGTTTAAATTAGTGCCGGCCTCCCACCGGCATGACCTGTAAAGCGGGTTCGCTCTCAAACATCGGCGACTAACGAAGATTTTGCGGAGTCTTTCCCATCTATCAGTGCCGCCGACTACTCGCTGATTACGGTTTCAGCTCCCATCCACTTTCCCCGCTAGCTCGCCCTCCCTTTTGTTCGCTACTGGGCGAGGGGTGCGGGTGGGTGATGGGCGGTTAGGGTACGACCTCGAATTCGCCAGCATCGTTGAGCACATAAAACACATCAGGTTGGATTCCGTTCTCGCCAACCTTGCTTGCGCGGATGTGGCTAATATTTCCGTTGTCGTCGTGGTTGCAGAGAACGATTGCGCCGTCCTCTGACGCTTTGGCCTTGCCGTATAAGCCTGTGTTGAGAGCGACAGCGGCTTTGCCGGTGGCGCTGGATGCGGACCGGTAACCGGTGGCGCTGGATGCGGACCAGTCACCGGTGGCGCTGGATGCGGACTGGTTACCGGTGGCGCTGGATGCGGACCAGTCACCGGTGGCGCTGGATGCGGACTGGTTACCGGTGGCGCTGGATGCGGACCGGTTACCGGTGGCGCTGGATGCGGACCGGTAACCGGTGGCGCTGGATGCGGACCGGTAACCGGTGGCGCTGGATGCGGACTGGTTACCGGTGGCGCTGGATGCGGACTGGTTACCGGTGGCATGCTGCGCGTCTGCCGGTTTGCAGAGCGCCGTTACCCACTCGATGGTTTTGGTAACGATTTCAGGAATGCTGATTTCCGCTTTGATGTTGATGCGGCCAGCGGCAATCTTTGAATCAGATTCATGGCGGCTCAGTTCGCCAGACAACTCCACAACGCAGAAGCGCGAATCGCTTGGAGTGTAGTAGGTAAAAACATCAACCGGGTTTTCGCAGGCATGAAAGCCCTCTGCGCATGCCTCGACCTTTCCCGCGTGCTCGTAGGTCTTCCCGATCTCATACTGGAAATCGCGGCATACCAGATTCTTGTTGAACCCCTTGTATGCCAGCACTACCGGCTGTGCTTCTGCTTTCTTGGCCTTCGCCATCTCTTCTCTCCCGTTGTTGCTGCGATGTGTTGCGGCATGGAAGAAGTATATTTTGCGTGTACTTTGAAGTCAACTCAAAATATACAAAATACGAAAAATAATTTGTAACAGAGGCCTGCGATATGCTTTAGGGGCGCGGTGCCTCAGTAGACGTAAAAAAACCGCCGAAGCGGTTGTGGCCGTTGGGCCGACACCTATAATTCTGACAAGGAGATAGCCATGAGAATGACCGACGACCAGATCCTTTCACTCATCACCAGCGGAGAGATCGCTGAGGTAGACCTGAGCTTGACGGCGTTGACCTGGCTATTCGTGCGCGAGCTGGCAGCAATTTCGCC